AAACTTAGGTATAATAGGCACAGGTGTCCAATCTAAGTTTAGATAAGATAAATCTCCATCTATTGCTAATTCATTTTTATATTTAGCTACAGATTGCTCTCCTCTTGCGTAAAGTCTTAATTTGTTAAATTCTGCCCATTGGCTGTAATACCTGCAAGATGTTCCGTCTTTTCTGAACCACTCATATTGAATAGCTTGCCCAACTTGTAAACCAAATTGAGAAGACGCTTTTTCCGAATCAGAAGCTAACTGAGTTGGAAATGCTGACGATGTAATATCTATTGTTATGTTTTTCATCTAATTAATTGACTGTTAGTTCCATCATTTGAATACCTTGCGAAGTTAAGAATAATTTTTGAATCTTTTTTCTCAGGTAGATACAAATGCTTTTGATTAGCCATAATAGCCAATCCAGAGCTAATTGAAGCGTCAAATTTAGTTCTGTCATTTATATCAAACCTCGCCCAATCCTCTAATGTTCTTATAAAAGGCATATTTCCAATCTCATCAGGATCTCTATATATGCCCCCCATATCGAATCCAATATATTTTTCAATATAAGATTCAATAGCAGATGCGTGAGACTGCTTAACATCTTCAGAAGAGTTTGGTATTCCACCAAGTTCGCGTTCTGTTTTTGTAAGTTTATTGTATTGTTTGTCAGGTCTGTTTAGCGAAAACCCTCTATACCCTCTGTTTTTGAAATGATATAAAAGTCTTGGCTTATTGTTCTCTATAAGAATAGGCATACCATAAAAAACACAAGCCATAAGAACGTCTTCAAAAAATATCTCAGCGGTTTGAGGTCTAGCTATGTATTCTAAAAAGAACTCATTAGAAGGAGCCTCGTCCATATTAAATTTTGTCAATCCATGAAGAGAACCATTCGATCCTCTACCGCCAACTACGGCAGAAATATCATAAGGGTCGCAACCGAATGACCCTATATGTTCATTTCCAGGATATTTAATACCTCCTCTTATATGAACGTTATTTTGCAAATGCTTTGCAGGCGTCCAACTAACTAAGAACCTGCCCCTGTTATCAGGAGTAAATATAACCTTAGTATCTTTCATTCCGTCTAACCAATGAAACGAACCTCTTGTCGTGTAGTGCTCTTTAATTAAACTGTCGTTATAATCTATCTGTTGGTATATCTTTGTAAGGTTGAATAAAGATTGTTTACTCTCATCTCTAAAAGCGTGAGATTCTGTTCTTGGAAACTGACGATAAAACTCATTAAGTGCATCAGCATCATTCTTTAACGAATCAACCTCTGCCTCCCAATAATCAATAGCTCCATTTTTTATCCAAGAATTATCAACTCCCATTATTAGTTCCTTTGGTTTATAGAATACAGGCATACCATATTTATCAATAAAACCTTCCATATTCCACTCCATAGGAATAAATAATGAATATAGCCCTGATTTAGTTTGTCCATTGGCATTTCTAATTGTAACATTAGAATCCTCATACATATCCTTGTAGTTTTGACCACCTTTTGATAAAGCATTTGAGGTTGAACCCATCATACACTTCCCAATAATCTTAGAACCTAATCGAAGACACGTTTTAGTTACTCGCCAATTCTCTTTAATATTGTTTGGCTTAGTCCATTTACCACTCTCATCGTGAGCTAAAAATAAAAGTTTTTCCCCGTCATACGAGTTATCTTCTGTATTCTTCCAATCTATTGATGTATCTAATCCCTGTATTATTTCAGCCTCTGAATCATACATATTTTTCTTTGTAATCTTAGAAGCAGGCACTCTAAACGCTAATTCTGTTTTAGGTTTATCCATACCGTCCATAATAGGTTTAAAGAAAAATGGCAGTCTGCTATTTATAGGAACAACTTTGTCTGTAAACATTTTTTTAGCATCCGCTCCTGTCTTAGACAATATACCAATTCGGGAGTCTCTTGCAAGAGTACCAATATTTATAGCCTCTGAAGAAGACATAAAAGAAAAACCTGAACGTCTGATTTTTAGATATATCATTCCGAAACATCTCTCATCAGCTTTGCAGGCTTCCCAAAATAACCAATAAATTCTATTTGCTTCACGAAAGTCAGGATAACCAACGTCAATACTTGACCATTGAAGATACATATAGTGAGAACCTGTTATGTAGGTTTTTACCCCATTATTCATAAACCAAGTCCCCTGTTCTCTAAAATCGAACTCCTGTTCAATGTAATCTACCCATCTGTTTTTAAATTCAGAAGGCGTTTCATTCCATTGGAATATTGATTGTATTCTTTCTAAAGATTTAGGCAATGGTTGTCTTTCCCAATATTGCTCAGCTTTAGCTTTGTCTCTTTGGAAACATTTTTCAGGAGCAAGTGGTATTGCTATGTAGACACCTGAAATATTTATCACATCTCCGATTTGTCCTGTTTTAGAAATAACTACTACATTGTATTGCTCATTATAACCATATAGCCAAGACTTATTTCTATTTTTATTAGAAATAACTGCCTTAGGTATATAGTCATTGACTACAGTGTATAAATTATCTTGACCTTCTTTCAGCAAACCCTTGTTTTGTATCAATTATATTTCCTCCTTTTTCAGACAGCTCTATACTCTCTTTCTCAGCTTCAATTCTATTTAGAATTTCAAACGCATCAAATATAGCTAATTTCTTCGTTGCTGCTGCATTTTTTAGCTTATCAGCAGCCAAGTCATCTCCTTCGCTATTTGGGTCCAATATGGAATCCTCAGCAACCTTGATTAGTTCTTCTACAGCTTTATGTCCTGCTGCTATGATTTTCAGCTTTATATCTTTTGTGCTCATATACTATCTGTAAAACATTACATAAACCATTCTTCCTTCTTTCCAACCTGTGTTTGGATACTTACTATGAAAATAATTCGATGGATACATAACCGCTCTATTAGGTCTATAACCAACTACAGAGTGTAAATCCCAATTATCTAAAATATTAGCTTCTTCTAAAAGAAATCTATTAGCTTCCTCGTCAGAAGTATCTAAAGGCATTTCATACCCAACTTCTTTATGTTTCCAAAATGCAGTACCGTGAAGACCTTCTTTTGTTGATTCAGATATATATAATACTAAAGCTCTCTCAGGTCTAATATCCCCTACTTTTGAATCAGCGTGTATTCTCCAATCAGTATCTAACTCTTCTGTTGCTACTCTAAAGAAACCTAACAAACACTCTCTCTTGACACCATCTATTTCACTTAATTTATCAAGAACTAAGTTATCAAATTCCTCATTAGTATATTGGACCCAAAAAGGTTTATCTCCAACTTCTACTCTGATAAATTCATTCTCAGATAAGTGTTTATAAACAGATTCGTAAATTTCTTCTTCTAAAAAATTATCTACAACATTTATCATATCTTCATTGTTATTTGATGGTCATACATTCTATACATCTTTTCTCCTTCGATAGTAAATTCATATTCGCTATCAGGCTTAAAACATACAAGGTCTCCTGAGTTTATTCCTTGACTAATCAAGTATTCGTTTGGATACACCATCTTAGCCATAAGAGGTTCTTCTTTGAATGGTTTTTTTATATACGATTCAATTGCTGGAATTGGCTTTACAAAACAATATCTATCGTATGCAAACCACTTGTCTTTCTTGTTATACATAAAGAATTGGTCAGTCTCAATAAAGAACAAATCGTCTTTAAAAAAACTTTTTCCGCTCTTTTGACGACCTCGCATATCATTATAAAACTTAAAAGCGTTATGATGAACAAGTAAGGTGTCTCCTATTTCTATAGGACCGGTATAGCCTAAAGGTAATTCTACAACTTCAGCGTATCGGTTAGAATATCTATAGTCCTCTTCTGAGGTACTAAGTATAAATTCCACTCCAGCTATGTCTTTTGTGTTGTCGTATCTTTTACCTTTTTTTGGCTTTGCAATAAAGTAAAAAGGAGATTTCATTAAAAATTTATATTATATTCGATTGAAATTGGAACTGTAAAGGTAAACTCTTTCCACAAAACTACCTCTTTTTTTTCGTTAATAATGTAAATTAATATGTCTCTTGTGTTTGGAATCCTCTTAATAAGATGAACCTCATTTGAGTCTCCAAGTACTTTTTGACCAATTATATAGTGCATTGCGCCACTTTTATAGTCAGGTCCAATTGATATTTTTCTTATATCCATAAATTAAAGAATAAATGTTATAAACAATAAAGATGCCGAAATCCCTCCCCACGCTCCTGCAAAAACATCGTTCCAATCAAATACAGCTCTCCCTCTATCTTCAAGATAACTTTCTCTAATAAGATTACCTGTATACACTAAGAACCAACCTGCTACTAAAGCTATTAGAATTATTGGATAGAATGACATAAGAGCAAGAACAATACCTAGAGTTAGAAAAAAATGCAAATAATACCTATTCTTTATGAAATTATTTCCAAATATTCTTGGAGGACTGACTAAGAAGTTAATTGCGTTTTTTACTAAATTTTTAAATGCTGTTGATTTCATAGTGTAATTGAATTTGATTGTATAAATATTTGATTAACCTCTGTATCAGAAAGCCCTAGATATGATTGAAGAAATCCAATTGTAGCAGAGTGTCTGTCAATGGAGTTTCCGTAATTCCAAATGTAATTAGCTGCTGTTTTTTGAGGCTCCGGCAATGTTTCCAACGCTGCAGAAACAGACTGCTCAAGATTCATTTGAGAGAGAATAAACCTAAGTTTCCATAAAGCCACTTCAGAAGGTATATCAACAGCATTATAGTTATCGACATCTTCATCAGTAGCTCCTTCATATATCTCAAGTGTCTGTAAATTTATAAATGGTTTAATAAAGCCATCTGTAGAAACAAAATCTATTTCCATTTCATTTTCTCCAAGTTCAACTTGTATAGCTGTTCCAAAAAGAACTTCTCCTGTGTTTTTATTTATAATCAATTTCATTATTGCATATTTTTAAAATTCTCTTAAAAAAGAATATTGATGAAAAATATTGTCAGTAGAAACATTTAACTGTGCTGTAACAATCCAATAGTATCCGTTTGTTGGATTGTATGAATAATCCTGTTTAATTGCTGTAGTAGTAGTTGATGTAGGACTGGATGCTGTAATTGATATACCAGATAATAAATTATTTTTTAATAACATATATCTATCTAACTGCAAAAAACCTGTGTTAGCGCTAATAGTAAATACAGCAATATTGGTTGCTCCAACCAGACTATTACTTGTATTAACATAAACTCTGTAACTAGCTATACCTGTTCTCACGTTTCTGTAAATCATACTATTAAAATACACAATGCTATCATTTGTAAGACTATTGGCTGGTGCAAAGTTAGATGATATAACAGTTTCTATTGACGTACCTGTTACAGAATTGTTTATAGTATTTAGAAATATATTTTGGGGTTTATTCTCCCAAATATTTAAGGTTGAATTGTAAACTAATCTATCATTGTTCTGTGGAGATGTAATCTTTACGTTATGTAGTTCGTCAAGCTCCCAACCGTTCATAATTTTAACGTAAATCTTGCCGTGAACTGCGTGAGCATATTCCACATACCCAATAATTACAATATGTCCGGGTGCAGTAGGTTTTACTTTAGTTAATGCTCCAGGAGTAGTAGGAGATAAATAAATAACATCACCATCATTCCAAGTTTCTCCTTGTAGTGATCCTGTTGTGTTTATACCTTCTAATTGACCTACAGTTAATATGAATCCTTCTTGGTTAGTTGGTATTGTTTCACAAACTAATCCGATTGTATCTGCACTATTATTATCGTTGTTTGCTTGAGCGTATGCAACAGCAAGTCTTTGTCCTTGAGCACCACTTATTCTTACAGCTTGATAAGCTGCTTTTGTCAATGTAGCATTTGGCGTAACCTTATTAACCACCCTTGCAACTAAATCTACTCCATTTTTTAAAATAACACTACCTCCTTTTAATAATGTTTGAGAACTACCTATAGTATTGTTCCATTGAGTTGTTCCTATAGAAGCAACTCCCGTTGGCGTAGTATCCAAAGTCATTTGACCTGCTTTTACTTCATATTCTCCTAAATCAAGATTAGTAGTAGCTCCTGTATACGGAACATATCCTGATAGAGAAGGTATATTAGAAATCAAAGCAATAGTCCCTGAGGCATTAGGAAACTGAAAATTTCTTGTACTTGTTAATAAAGCCGAAGAAAAATTAGCAGCAATAGCTCCTGTGCCATTATATAATGAAAACTCAGAGTAACCAACTGTAAAAATATTACTACCAAGATTATTTTTAAATAAAAACATCTCATCATTAGCAACTATTCCATAATATTCTAAAATAGATGAGTCATAAAGTCCTATTCCACCGACAAACGCACTAAGCTCAGAATAATTTCCTTCATTAAGAACTTCATCTAATGTAGGTACAGTAGCACTTCCTCCTGAGTAATTAGGAATATTTAAAGTACTACCAATAAGAGTAGCAGGTCCTGAACTACCAACAGTAGTTAATTCAATTTCATCTGGTATATCTTGCAAATACGCTACAGTACCTGATGTATCTTGAAAAAAAGCAGTATGATTATTTGATAAAGTAGTTGGTTTTTTAATATTAAAAGAATAAAGAGAAGTTGAATCTATTAACGATATAGTATTTTGAAAAATATGAACATACTGTTTTCCTAAATCATCTGTAAAAATAAATCTTCTATTTTTTACTGATATAAATGAATAAACAGTAAACATTTCATCAAATAAATATATCCTACCAACTTTAGCAAATCTCTGAGAGGTATCTCCTTCTGCAAGAACCTCATCTAATGTAGGATATACAATAGGCAAATCAACCCAGTTGACACCGCCAGCGGCTTTACTTAGAAATTGAAATGTAGTTCCTTGACTACCAAGTACGTCCTCAATTTCATCAGGCTTTATAACAGATGTTGTTATAGTACCTGTCAATGTAATGTTTTGAGTAGCAGTATTTCCTGTATCTAAAACAGCCTGCAATGATGCAGCAGGAAATTCAGAGGAGAATAATTGTAGTAATTCTCCTAATGAAAAGTTTTTAGTAGCAAGCGGTGTTGCAGATGGAGTTGGTCGAGGAGCCTCTGTACCTATCAGCCTATCGCTTAATTGTAACGGCTCATCAGCTAATGAGTAACTAGATATTTTCGACATTATATGTTTTTTAAATTTTAAACAACAACTCTAACCTCGCCAGCAGACGTTTTGTATAAATCGCCAACAGCTAGACCACCTGATATAGCAGCAGCATTATTAGCAAAAGGTAAAAGAGTACTTCCTATAAGAGAAATAATATCTGATAACTTAAAGTTTTTTGTCGCATTATTATTTACTATATCTGTACCTATCAAGACATCATCAAGAGAAGGAACGGATATTGCAGGATATGAACTAATCTTTGCCATACTTATTATTTTTTTGTTAATTCTCCTGTTTGAATATTAATAACAGCATCAGCTCCGTATTTATTAATTAATAATTGTTCGTGCGCAGAAAAATTAACTTTTAGTTCTTCAATATGACGTAAAATGTTTTGCTTTTGCATTTCAATATCTCCAATAGCCAATTTTGCTTTATTAAACTCTGCGTTTAATTCATTAATTAAAGCAAGCTCTTCTTGCGTTACTGATTGAACTTGATCCTGTGTAAATTTGTTTTTGTTTTCCATTTTATTTAATTTAGTTATGCAAATATATTAATTTTATTCGTTATTTATTTTAAAACAACTTATATTCAAAAATTAACCCATACATTGATGGATTATTCTGTTGTATAAAGTACTGACCTCCTATACTAAACTTAGGAAACTCTAACAATAGGGTTCCATATAAATACGGATTGACTAATGTAACATTTATAGTTTGAACTCCTAAATAACCATGTAGCTCAGGTTTTTTCCACCAACCAATAGCTTTATCTTGAATAGTAATGATTTCGTCTTTCTTAGAAAGAATACTATCTTTTATTGCTATAATTGAATATAACTCAGTATTTTGTTTTTTTAAAACATCATTTTTTTCTTGAGCAAGCACTAAAAGTTGTTTACAAACATCTCCTTTTATAAGATCTTTTACAACTTCTCTACCAATTTTTTCATCTAATACTATCTTTTTTATTGTATCTGTTTGTGAAATACTTTTGAAGCTCACTAACAGACATAGTATCAATAACCTTAATTGTGTCATGTTGTATTTGTATTAATGTTTTTTCTTTTTCAATTATAGTGCTTTCGCTAACTTTTAAACTGTCAAGTTTACTCCAATGCAATAATTCTTTTTGCTCTAATAATTCAATGTCTTTTTCAAGTTTTTGTTTTTCTTTTTTCAATTCATTATTTTTTCCTATTCCATACAATAGAAATAGAACAAATAACACAATTAGAAAACTACCCAACCATTGTTGTTTTATAAACTTACTTATATGGTACATAGCTTGTTTTTCCTCCAACTTTTACAGCTTTTAGAATTTGCTTTCTTTGTTTACCTGTTGACTCATAAGATACATGAACCCAATCAGGATTTTTATCAGTACCAAATTCCCAAATCATTTGATCAAAGTTTAAGTTCTCTTTAATGAAATTAAATACTTGTGCATTAGTTATTGATGTGCCATCCATATCGATGTCAATTGCTTCACCCTGGCAATGCTGCGAGGATAAACTACCTCCAATAGCAGTATTAAGAGCCTTGCTTCTGTAACCTGATGAGATATGAATAGGAACCCCAAAGTGTTCTCTAATTGGCTGGAATATATTCTCAGCTAACTTTTTAAAATTTTCAATATGTTCAGGAGTTGGCATATTGCTAATTCCTTTTCTCTTTGCAGTTTCACTTCTTGTAACTTCTGCTAGCGCTAAATTTTTACTCAGTTGCATCTTTTTCTTGTTTTTTGTTATTAAAAATTTTACCTGCTGTAGCTATACCAAAAGCTACCGATGTTAGCATTAAGAAACCATTGAAAATAAATTCTTCAACTACTAACTTGACACCCCATATTCCTGTAACTATATCTACAAAAAATGCAAGTACCATCAT